GAATACGGAGTCAATCCCCTTTCAGCGGCAAATACAGGCATTCCTTGAATCATAAAACTTAAAGCAATTAATCCAACAAGTAATTTCTTCATTTTTCTATCTCCTTTTTTGTACATTTTATTTGGTCGCCTATCAGTTGAATTTACCGAATCGCTATTAATCGGCTCAATTAAATGAGCATATTTAATAGCTTCGGCATCAGTAAATTCCCTGACTTCGCCGATTCGCAAATTAGTAAAACAGCCGAATGCTTTAATAATTGTATATTTCATTTAAGCAAGCCCTGTGTATTTCACAAACGCTTCAGGATTAACAACAAGTACACCGCGCCGCATAACGAAACGATAGCCCGTCATATCCTGCGTCCAATAATTCGTTGAATCGCCGTCAACTGCGCTGTTGCTTACATCAACCTGAATACCTGCGCCCGCGCCTGCCGATTTATACCCAATCAATACGTTTTTGAAATTCCCGTATATGATTTGAGTAGCAACCGTCTGGCTTGAAATATTAACAGGAATACCAAGAACCGTCCTTGATATTGCGCCATTAATAGACGAGATATTAAACATAGGCCGGCCATTACCGTCAACCAATCCCATACATAAACCCCAACCTGCCCGGGTCATATACAATTCTGCGCCGGTATGATACTTTTCAAGCATCGCATTATTTGTAATGTTTATTAAGTCGGTATAGGTAAGATTCAGCCCAATTTGTGCAACCGCATTCGTACCAACTGCATATCCAATGCCAACATGAGGATCAGTATTACCTGCAAGCACTGACCGTTCAAGCTCAACATTCATATTCTCACCAACAAGCGTTGATATTTGCTGTGTCATATTAGCAGTATTATCCGCTAAGAATTCATCAGAAAATGGTATCATCGCATACATTTTGAGCAGTATGGACTGCTTCTGGTCAAGCGTTGGTTTTGTCGTATACTTTGCCGTGTGCTCTGCTACCCACCGGACGGTTAAATCAGTCAACCATTTCGGGATATTTTTAGTATGCCCGTCCATTTGTCCATGTGGGTACATAGTACATTTGGCAATAATCGTCGCTGGGTTATTTAATGCACCGTAAATCTCGGTATCTTGTCCTGTCGGCACAACATATCCGCCCTGCGCTTCCGTGCCCATTTCCATATACGTTTTAAGATAAGCATGATCTTTGTTCTTAATGGCAAGCAACCATTCACCGAATTTAAAATCCTTTTTCTTTTTATCTTCGTCGGTTTCAATCGGTGCTTTGCTGGCCGCCATTCTTTTGTCCATCTCGTCAAGCAGATCGGCTTTCATTTTCTCAAGCTCTGCCTTCTGTATGGCATCTGCTTTTACAATGCCGTCATCCTGCCCGTTTGTTTTTGCTAATGTCGCAAGTAAACCCTGCATTTCTTTTACTTGTGTCATTATTGCTTCTAACTGTACGTCCATGATTCCTCCTATTTCTTAATCAAGCCGGTGATTCCGACTTGAAGTATGTTTAATTTATTCTGTAATTCCTCAATAGATTTTTCTGCCGCAATCTCTTTTTCAAGATTCGCTATTTCTTCATCAATAGATTGCTCGGCTTTTTTTAATTCTTTATCGCGCAATAATTTTTCTAATTTCTCGCGCTTCTCTTTTAAATCATCGGTAAAATCAAATTCTGTCGTTGCCAAATTCTCAATCTTGTCTATCTTCGGTATATCAATACCCGGAAATAGTTTTATATTTGACGCCATATAACTTTTAACAATAAAATCGTGCATGGCTGGTGATTTTAATGCTTCGGGATTCGCCGGAACATTAACAGCGGATATTTCAAGCAGTTCAAGTGATTTATATTCCTGCGGCTTACGCCAATAATTACCGTATTTTGCCTTTTCAGCTTCAGTCAATTCCCTGTCCTCTGATTCAATCGGGTCAAAGCGTACAGAAAAAGCGCGCAAGAACCCCGCCTTAAACATCTGAAATACCTGCTCTGCAAAAGGATTCTGTTCGGCTGTGGCAAACTGCGGCCTGAATTTTAATTTATTATCTTCAATCCGTATATCTTTAGCTTTTGCAATAGGCAATGAACCTGCGTCATGCCCCCATAATACAACGGGATTCTTTTTATAATTTTTTAATTTCCAGCCATTAGCCCTTAAAATATCACCATCCCTGTCAATCGCTTCCGTTGACGCTGTTGCGGTAAAAGCCCGTTCCCTTTCGTTAAAATCCTTTAATTCGCAATCGTACAATTTCACTATCGGTTGCATTATTTCTTCCTCCCCTGTGGATAGATTTATTAATTTATTTCCGTTTGGCAATAACATTTTTTCGTAATTTTCATCTCTATAATGTTTCATAAAATAAAAAAGCCCGGATTCGCAAGCGAGTAACCGCTTACACATCCGGGCTTGACTTGTTCAATACCCTTTATTTAACTATTAAGATTATCTAATACCAAACTCTTTTCCTCAATAATATGTATCACTCGCCCATCCTGATATACTATAACAACTTTACCGAAAAATTTACAAGTAAGTTTATTCATTAAATATTTCATTACAATTTTCTTTTCTTGCTCATCTGTTATCATCCCAATTCCTCAAGCGTCTTAAACGGTATATGTATAACAATTCCCGCCTTCTGCTCAACATTAAAATTCATATCAAGCATAGTGCATGATTTCTGACTATCACCCTGATTCGGATATTCCCACATCTTGTTTGAATATACACCTAATATAGCAGTATCGGATAATTTATTTAAAAGCTCTATTACTTCGGCTCTGCTCATTTTCTTTTCAAACATTTTATTCTCCCATATCGTTTCTTTCATCAGTTAAATGTTTATATTTTATATTAATAAATTTTTTATCATCTGATATATTAATATTAGCTAAACTATATCCGAAAGTGAACGCAGGCAGTCTGCCACCAACGTTTTTTACTATTCCTTCTTTGCTTGTATCCAATTCTTTCCAAATATTAAAAACATAATCGGTTTCTTTTATATCTGTTTTTGTTCTATCTAATAATTCTACCTTACATCCTGCAATATTTAATTCTTCAAGTTCTTCTTTATTGCCAGTGATAATGATATGATTATTCGTTAAATAATAATGTTTTTTTCCGCAATGTTTACATGGTTCATCCATTACATAAGCATAGTTTTTCATTTTCATTCCTTGCTTACTACCGGGATTATAGTACATCTGCAATTAATTGTTTCGCCCGCTTCACTGCCGCCGCCCGGTGCCGCCATGCTATCAGAACCCACCTTAAAATCATCCTCTATCGGTATCGCATTATCTTCGCTGTAATCCCTGCCCGCCTGTATATGCGTATCTCTTGCATCCGGCTGATTCAACCATGCCTTTTTTAACCCTTCAACGCCAGCCTGCTTATACGATTCAACTGCACCCTGATTGCTTGCGCCTATAACCTCTGTCCGGGCTATCCTCTCTGCCTTGTACCCTGCGTCTGTGTATGGGGTGAATTCTGCCTGAATACGTTTTTTAAGCTCTGGTATGCCTTCGCCAGCTTCAACGCCTGCAATAAGCGCATTCTTGACCGCCTCACGATTGCTCCCGATAACCTCGGCCGCCTTTTCTAAACCGAATTCTTTAAGATATGCTACAACCGCCGGATTCGTTACGTCAAACACTGCGCCTAATCCGAGATTAATAAGCTGGCGATTCCCTTCCGTTTTCATTGCAAATTCATGTACTCTGCTGTTTTGTTTATTCCAGCGCTTGATTTCATCGGCTTCATCGTATAGGTATAAATCAACATTAATCTTTTTTGATATATCTTTTTTATAATCTTCATCAAGATATGGATTTTCTTTAGATTTACCAGTTTCCAGCTTGCGCAATATCGTCATTTCCAAGCCCATGAAAAAGGATTGTATAATCTTCATGTACCCCTTTTCAATCATAAGCATAGTGCGATTAAACTGCTTCCAAATCGCCAGCTTACTATCTTTTGTATATGCTATACGCTTAACTGATTTTGATTTGCCTTCATCATCATCAGAAACTGGCGGTATCTGCACCGGCTCTGCTGGTATGCTGTTTTCTGTAACCATACCAGCGGGCTGTAAACTGAATGGCAGATAACCAATATCGCCGCCTTCAATTTTAGGAAAGCCAAGATTTAATCGCTGATTGACAATATTAAACGGTATACCCATATTGAAATATATATTTGCCGCCGTCGCCTTTAATTGCTCATTCTCTTTTAATGCTTCCTCGTTTGATGTATCAAATTCAAAATATATGTTACTGTCAAATTTCTGTATTAAACGGGTAATCGTTTCATTTAATCTATGCAGTTTAGGAATGATATTAAAATAAAAGAATACTTTTATCGCTGATTCATAATTGCTATAGCTCGCTTGGTCTAATATGCCAACAAGCAAAGGGGGTACGCCATGCACTGCACATATATCCTCTCGGCTCAATTTTATACCATTGATATATTCCAAATCCTTGAGATTGCCCATAACCGCATTATATTTTAATCCGTGACTTAATATACCTTGCGTATGCGCTTTATCACTGCCTGTAAATCGTGATTTAATCTGTTGCATTAATCTGTTATATGTTGACTCATTTATTTGCTGGTCTGTTTCAAAGAACTGATCTATACTCATACCATTTTTAAATATTTTTAAGTTTTGTTTCTGCGCTTCTTTTAAAGTATCTATTGAAGTTATAGCCGCACCAAAGCTACTCTGCCCATAAAAATAATTATCAGGCGACATATACATAAATTGTGTAATTTCGTCAAGTGAGTATTTATGTCCTTCAACCGTATTATTGCCGAATCTGTACCCGCTAATCATACCGGCTGTTGCGCCTTTGATTATCGTTACTTTTGAGGACATCAGATTTAATATTGCTTTCGGTCTTTTAGGTGCGCCGTATAATTCATCGTTTAGCCAGTACGCATTACCCAGCAATTCAAGATTTGCAACTGTCCATTCAATGAGATTGTAAAATGTTGAGCGCGGGTCATTGTAATTCGGATGTTCAAGAAGTGTTTCAATCGTGTCGTTTGTTACGGTTTCTTTTACTTGCTTGCCGGCCTGCATCTTCCATTTGAATAATCGCCAAGGCAACCCTGCAATAGTATTCGCTATAACATATACGCAAGCATATACCCAAACTTCATTCTTGTATGCGGTAACATTCAATCCAAAGTTTTCGGGTTTATTCTCACCGTATGTCGGATTGTATGTATTGCCTATTGCTTGCATTAACTCGCCAATACGTGACGCTTTTTCATAACCGTATTTTCTTAATAGCTTGTCAATAAATTTCA